GAAGGTCAAAACTTACAAGATTGCGACATTTGTATCAACTATGACATTCACTGGAACCCAGTAAGAATTGTTCAAAGATTCGGTCGTATTGACAGACTTGGAAGCAAAAATGATGTTGTTGGACTTGTAAACTTCTGGCCTCCATTGCCACTAAACGAATACATAAACCTTACAGATAGGGTAAAAAGCAGAATGACAATTGTAGACCAAACAGCAACAGCAGATGATAACTTGCTTAATCCAGATGATCAAATGGATGATTATAGAGAAATACAAATCAAGAAGCTTAGAGATGGAGAAAACATAGATCTTGAAGATTCAAACAACAACATCTCAATTAGCGACCTTGGACTAAATGAATTTAGAATGGATGCTGCTAGTTTCGTAAAAACATATGGAGAACCACATAGAGTTCCAAAAGGAATGCACACAGTGGTAAGAGCAGATGAATCAAAGGGAATTGTTCCAGGAGTCATATTCGTGCTTAAGAACCATAATGACAGTGTAAACATTGGTAGACAAAATAGGTTACATCCTTATTATTTGGTTTATGTGGATGAGCAAGGTAACCTGGTAAATAATCATTTAGAAGTTAAGAATATACTTGATATATTACGTTCAAGTTGTAAGGGCAAAACAGAGCCTTTGCAAGAAGCTTACAAACCTTTCAATAGAGAAACCGATGATGGACTTAAAATGGACAAATACAACGAACTTTTAGGCGACAGCATCAAGAGTATTATTGAGGTAAAAGAAGAAAGCGATATTAAGAGTTTGTTTACAAGTGGCAGTGCAGTGCTATTTGGAAACAAGATAAAAGGACTAGATGATTTTGAATTACTAGCCTTCGTAGTAGTGAAATAGATACATTGAGTATGAATAATTATTTCCCACCACATTGAAGAACTAGATTAAAGGGGATTAAAATGCCATTACTTATTATAGTTTGTTTATTAATCGTATAAGGTACTTATTTAAGAAAAAAATAAAGGAATAAAAATGTTCAGTTTTTCAAGTAACACAAAAGTAGAGCAAAAATTCAAAATTGCTGATTTGCTCAAAATGATAAAAGCAGATAAGCAAATGAAAGCACAGGCGCAAGATATAGCGAGTGTGCAATTTTGCCATGCTTTAAGTGAAGCTACAACAGGCTTGAAACCTAGTGAAGAAGTAAACGAAATCTACGTTATACAAATTGACTTAAAAAATGACCAAATACCTTACGAATTTATAAAAGCATTGGATAAGACAATCCACTTTCAAGTATTGTTCGCAGTTAAAAACAGAGATAAGACAAAATACATAACCGACTTCAAAACAATCACAGAAGAACGAATAAGTCAATCACAAATGTTTGAAAGTGATTGGTTGGATGCGCCACCAAAGGATATGCCACTAGTTGGAAACCTTACTGAACTATATAAACAAATGCTTATAGAACTATCACAAATGCAGTTTAGAGCAGGGGAAACAATCAAAGATTGGTTGCAACGAAACCTAGAAATAGAAAAGCTGGAAAAAGAATTCAAAAAAGTTGAAAAGCAAATGAAAGTAGAAGTGCAACCAAAGAAACAACTAGAATATAACAATAAACTAAGAGAAATATACCAACAGATAAGGGAGAAAAAAGATGGAGTGGCTTGATAAAATAATTAGTTGGTTAAAAATACCTTTAAAAATTTTGCTTCCAGGATTGTGTATTTTTAGTGGATTCATAATGTTTGCTAGTGACAACCTAATTGATAAGTTATACCTAAAAGAATTTAGACAACAAACAGGTTTTGCATTTGGATTAATATTTGTAATAACCTTATCACTTATATTAGTTTATATAATATTTTTTGCATCGAAGCCTTATATTAACAAATTAAAAAATTGGCAAAACAAAAGAAACCTTAGAAAACAAATTGAAAGATTGCATGGAGCAGAAAAACTAGTTCTTTATGGTTTGTATAATGAACAAAACTATGCTTATGTATTCCCAATGAATGATCCAACTATAAATATGTTGAGAGCTAGGAAATACTTATTTGAATATCCACAAGAGTGTGACACATATACCTACGGAACTCAGGTTGGAGTGGTTTATAGATTACAACCAATAGTCGTAGATGCAATAACCACAATAATTGAAAATGAAGCAAAACAAATTATAAAAATTCAAACAAAACTAGAGAAATGTAAAGATGAAAATTTAAAGAAAGAGTTGGCTGAAGAATTGGAGCAAGAAAAATCATATTTCAATAACATTAAATCATTATCATTGGAAAAATATTATGGAGGAGAAGAACAATGGATAAATTAAAAATGCAAACAGGAAACATCGTTGATGAAAATATAGAATTTATAGGAACAAAGTTTCCTAATTGTATCGTTGAAGCAAAAGATGCAAGTGGCAAAATAACTAAGATGGTAGATTTTGATTTGCTTAAGCAAGAACTATCAAAAGTAGTTGTTGACGGCGATAAAGAGCGTTATGTATTAAATTGGCCGGATAAAAAGCAAGCAACATTAGCAGCAAATGCTCCAATACAGATGACCTTAAGACCAGAAAAATCAAAGAGTGTTAATTTTGAAAATACACACAATGTTTATATTGAGGGCGATAACCTAGATGTGCTCAAATTGTTAAGAGAAACATACCTTGGAAAAATTAAAATGATATACATTGATCCACCATACAACACAGGGAATGATTTCGTATATAATGATGATTTTGCAACAAACACAGATGATTATTTAGAAAGAAGTAATCAGATTGATGCCGATGGAAATAGAATGGTTGTTAATAACGAGAGCAATGGTCGTTTTCATACCGATTGGCTAAATATGATTTATCCCAGGTTGAAAGTTGCTAGAGATTTATTAGCAGATGATGGTTTTATATTTATTTCAATTGATGATAATGAACAAAATAATTTACAAAAAGTATGCAATGAAGTTTTTGGAGAAAAGAACTTTTTAGCCAATATTTGTGTAAATAGAACAAGTGAAATTGCAACAAATTTTACAATCAATAAGCATGAATATGCTTTAGTTTACATGAAAAATAGTGATACATTTAATTTGCAGGCAAGAGAAAAATTTTCAGTATCACGTGGTACAGTAGGAAATGCAGACCAGACAATGCCAACAATAGAATTTCCAGCGGGATTGTCATGTAGAAATATTCCTGATGGAACATATGAAGAAACAAGAAAATTAGAAGGTAGTTCAGAAAATATTGAAAATTTCGATCCTATTGTTGTAGAAAACGGGAAATTAAAATATCCTGTAAGATTAAAAGCAAGGTGGAGAAGTTCTAATGACATGCGAAACTTTTTTGCTAATGATTGTAAACCAACGCAAGCAAAAATAAATGGAGAAATAGTTGAAATTTATTTTGAAAATGACAGATTTAATCCTCAAATTAAGAAAAAAACATACGAGAAAATTCCATCAATGTTTTTAGAAAATAAGAGGGGAAGCGAAGATTTGAAAAAATTAGATATGGAAAATTATTTTGATTTTCCTAAGTCGGTTTCATTTTTGAAATACATTTTATCATTCACTAAAAAAGATGATATGATTATGGACTTTTTCTCAGGATCTGCAACAACGGCACATGCGGTTATGCAAATTAATGCAGAAGATAATGGTAATCGAAAATTCATATTAGTACAATTGCCTGAAATAGTGGCAGAATCATCAAAAGCGTTTAGAGATGGGTTTAATAATATTTGCCAACTTGGCGAAGAAAGAATTCGTAGAGCAGGAGCAAAGATGAAAGAAGAAAGTCAAATGACTAATCCAAATTTAGATGTGGGTTTCAGAGTTTTTAAGCTTGATAGTAGCAATATGAAGGATACATACTATAAACCAGCAGATTATTCATTGAACTTGCTTGATCAACTTGATGAGAACATTAAGCCAGATAGAACACCAGAAGATTTGTTGTTCCAAGTTATGCTAGACCTTGGATTGATGCTTGATTCTAAGATTGAAGAAAAGAATATAAATGGTAAAAAAGTGTTTGTAGTAGGCGAATATAATGACTATGTTTCACCTGACTTAATCTGTTGCTTCGATTCTAATGTTGACAATAACACAGTAACAGAAATAGCAAAAATGAAACCAAGATTCTCAGTATTTAGAGATAGCAGTATGTCAAGGGATAGCGTTGCAGTAAACTTTGACCAAATATTTGAAACATACTCTCCAAGCACAACAAGGAAGGTATTATAATGAATACAAATAAAAAAGTATTCTGGTGGAGTATGGTATTCTTCGTTGTAAGCATTGCAGGGATAGTGGGATTTAGTATTCAACCAAAAGATAATGAAACAGTAAAACTAATTTTTGAAATATTTAAAAACATTTTTATTTCGTTAGTTGGTGGTGCATTAATAAGTTTAGTAACAAGTTTAGTGGCATTTAGACAAATGAAGAAACAGCAAGAGATAAAATTTTATTCTGAAATTAAGAACTTGAAAGAGTTGTTGAAATGTTTGGCTAACTTATTTGTTATGGATTATTCCAAAATTATTTATAAATTGGAAAATGAAGAAAAACTTAGTGAAGAAGATAGGATAGAAGCAAGAAAATTAATATTCGACAATAGTGATATTTATGTTAAAAAGTTTGTTTCGGTTATATCAGCATACAAGAACTATAACTATAATGAAATTTATTACATATTAGATGATTACTGCTCATTGTGTTTGTTTAGAAGAAATAATAAGATTAGAAAACAAATGTATAGAATAATGCGAGAAATCAATAATCACAATGTTTTATACGATAAGCAAATGAGTATAACAATGACTTTATATGAACAAGGTCAAGTTCCAGAAGTTGCTGTATATAATGACATACTAACACCGATGAAATCGAAAATAAAAAACAATTCAGACATTGTCACCAAAACAACTGATTTATTGAATGCATTTATGGATATGACAAAAATAGATGCTTACACAAAAAAATTAGCAGTTAAGGATAAAGATTTATGAAATTCAAATTTAAAATACAGGACTACCAGTCAGAAGCTGTAAGTGCAGTTGCTAAGGTTTTCAAAGGACAACCTTATTGCGACATGGTCAAATACACTCGTGACCTTGGTATAAGAAAAAGGAAAAATGAAGAACAAACCACATTGATGGACTTAGGGCTTATGCCTTATGAAGAAAGCGATGAGGGATTTGAGAATGCAAACATTGTGCTTTCTGAAGAACAATTGCTTGCCAATATTCAAAAAATCCAGCAAGACAATAACATCAAAGTGCAAGATGAACTAGTGCATCACTTGGGTAAATGTTCGCTTAACATAGAGATGGAAACAGGAACAGGTAAAACCTATGTTTACATCAAGACAATTTTTGACTTGAACCAAAGATATGGTTGGAGTAAGTTTATTATTGTCGTTCCTAGCATCGCTATCCGTGAAGGTGTTAAGAAATCATTTGAAATGATGGAAGAACACTTTATGGAACACTATGGCAAAAAAGCAAGATACTTTATTTATGATAGTAAAAACCTATCAAGAATAGATGCCTTTGCAAGTGCGAACGATATTCAAGTTATGATCATTAATGCTCAAGCATTCAACGCTCGTGGAGCAGATGCCAGAAGAATTGATATGGCACTTGATGAATTCCAAAGCAGAAAGCCAATTGATGTAATAAAAAAGAATAGACCAATCATAATCCTTGATGAGCCACAAAAACTTGGTGGAGATGCTACACAAAGCAGATTAAAGGACTTCAACCCATTGTTCTGTCTTAGTTATTCAGCGACACATAAAAAGCAAAACAACCTTGTATATGTGCTAGATGCGTTGGATGCCTACAATAAAAAGTTGGTAAAGAAGATTGAAGTAAAGGGATTCGAAGTAAAGAACCTTAGGGGAACAGACAGTTATATGTTCCTAGAAAAAATCATACTTTCAGCAGATAAGCCACCAATGGCGAAGCTAGAATTCGAAATTGATTATAATAAGTCGATCAATAGAGAAACTAGAATCGTAAAGAAAGATGATGACTTGTTCTACCTTTCAAAAGAGATGCAACAATACAAAGGTTATATCGTAACAGACATCAACCCATTTAATAATACAGTAACATTCCTTAATGGTAAAACTATCACAGCAGGGGAAGTTGTGGGTGATATTTCTGAAAACGACCTTCGTAGAATACAAATAAGAGAAACAATCCTTTCGCACTTTGAAAAAGAAAGAAAGTTGTATAAAAAGAAAATCAAATGCTTGTCCTTATTCTTTATTGATGAAGTGGCAAAATATAGAGATTATAGCCAAGAAGATGAGCAAGGCGAGTATGCAAGAATATTTGAAGAAGAATACAATAGATTGTTGAATGACTACATAAGACTTGATGATCCTAACTATGCAAAATACCTACAAGGAATTGATGTAAAGAAAACACACAAAGGTTATTTCTCAATAGACAAGAAATCTGGAAAGATGATTGATTCCAAAGAGAAAGGCGAAGGTGGTAGTGATGACATCTCAGCATACGAGTTGATCTTGAAGAACAAAGAAAGATTGCTTTCATTTGAAGAACCTACAAGATTTATATTCTCACACTCAGCACTTAGAGAAGGTTGGGATAACCCTAACATCTTCCAAATTTGTACATTGAAACATAGCAATAGCACAGTGGCAAAAAGGCAAGAAGTTGGTCGTGGACTTAGAATTTGTGTCAACTTCCTTGGAGAAAGAGTAGACAAATCATATCCAGGAACAAACTTCCACGATGTCAATAAACTAACAGTTATTGCGACAGATAGTTATGCAGATTTCGTTGGAGCATTGCAAAAAGAAATCAAAGAAGCTTTGTACGATGGCAGACCAACAAGAGCAACAATCGAATACTTCAAAGGCAAGACAGTGTCAGATGGAGTCAATACAATTGTGGTTGATACTGATATGGCAAGCCACATTCAGAGTTATTTAGCATTCAGTGGATACATTGATAAGCAAAATAAACTTACAGATGCATACTTTGCAGATAGAGAAAATGGTGTGCTAAAAGAGATGCCTGCAATACTTGCGCCTTATGAAGAAAGCATACATAAAATTGTGCAAGGTATATTTGATGAGAAAGTTCTTGCCGATATGGTTGAAAACGGAAATCAACCAGAGATTAAAAACAATGGCTTGAACGATAACTTCTATAAGAAAGAGTTCCAAACATTATGGAATTACATAAATCATAAATATACCTACACAGTAGAGTTTGATAGTGAAGAACTTATAAGAAAAGCAATAGCCGAGATCAATAACAATCTTCATGTTGCTGAATTACAATATGTGGTAACTATTGGCGAGCAAAAGAGAGAGATGGAGCGAAACCAAGTTCAAAGGGGAGATTCGTTCCAAGGTTCAAAAACAAGAAACGAAACACTTTCATTTGCAAATTCAAGCGAAATAAAATACGATCTAGTGGGTAAGTTGGCACAAAATACAACACTTACTAGAAAGACAATCGTAAGAATCCTAAAAGGTCTTGAACCACACAAATTTGAAATGTTCAAAGTAAACCCAGAAGAATTCATCAAGAAAACGACAAAGTTTATAAATGAACAAAAAGCAAGTATGATCGTAGACCATGTAACCTACAATAAAACTGAAAACAAATACGACACTGACATTTTCACAAACAATCAATCAAAAATAGATTTTAGAAAAGCATTCAAAACAACAAAGCATATTGAAGATTTTGTTGTGACAGATGGTTTTGCTGAAAATAGTGTTGAAATGAAATTCGCAAACGATCTAGAAAAAGCAGATGAAGTTTGTGTATATGCTAAACTTCCTCGTGGATTCCAGATCCCAACACCAGTTGGAAACTATGCACCAGACTGGGCGATTGCATTTAAGGAAGGTACAGTAAAACACATTTATTTCGTTGCAGAAACAAAAGGAACTATGGATAGTCTAGAACTAAGACCAATAGAACAAGCAAAGATTAAGTGTGCAAAGAAGCTGTTTAATGAACTATCAGATAACAAAGTTGTATACCACGAAGTAAGCAATTACCAAGAATTGCTTAATGTTATGAATGGAATAAAATAGGAGGGAATAATGGGCTGGTTGATATTTTTTGCCTTACTAGCGTTTGGATGTATACTGCAAGCGGTAGAAACATTTGTTGCTGGAAATATCGGTTCAGGATTTTTATACTTAATATTTCCAATAGTTTTTATTAGTTTTATTACTTATGCAATAATAGTTGGATTAAAACAAGAAAAGTTAGTAAAGGCCGAAATTAAAACCTTAGATGATTTCCTTACTAAATGGAAAAAGATAAAAGTCGATGCAGAAGCTCACGCTCTTAAAGATGTTGATTTATTTAAAAAACTTCCAAACATATTAAAAGAAAATGATTTTATAAGCATTAATGAAGAAGAAAATAGTGGTTTTAGATACCTAAATGCTACTAGTTCAAAACAAGATAATTACATGTTCATCTTACAAGAAACTAATAGTTTAGACTTTGATTCATTGGCTGATTTTCTTGAGGTTATACGAAAAGCAAAAAGCAACAATGTTAAAATATTTTATTTAAGCAACAATAAAAAGGGCGTTTATAATAATTTGATGAAAAGATGTCTTGCTTCAATGGATGTTTCTATATACAATAATGCTAGTTTAATAAAGGATGCGCAAAAACTAATTGCCGATACTGAAACAAAAATAGCAGAAAACAAAAAGAAACTCGAACCACCAAAGAAAATTAAAAGACATTCAGCAACGTATGGTTCATATGAAAAAATATTTCCCAACATGGTCTGTTCAGATGATGATCCAGACTATTTGAAACAAATAGATGATTGGGAATGGATGGAAGATGATTTCTAAAATTGGAGGAATACAATGGCAAAAGAATTAATTATTGCACAAGGAACATATAAAGTAGGAGTGGACTTTCCAGAAGGTACTTTTGTTTTTGATTCTAAAGGTGTTGATACTACAATAGAGATAGAAAAAAATAATGATTACGATTCATTTTATTTGGATAACGAACATGGCTACAATGCTAGATTAACCTTAAACAAAGGAATAGAATTGCGACTTTATAGCCAAATGCATGTGACAAAAGCAGAAATGATTACATTTGATTAAAAAAAATTTATAATTTTATGGCGAAATCCCTAATTTTACACTTCGTAAAATTGGGGAATTTTTTTATTAAAAATCACTTGCATAGATAGAACAAATGTTCTATAATTCAAACATAAACGAACGGAAGTGTTCGCTTATAAAATGGAGTAGACAAATGAAAACAATTAGTGAAACAAAATTAAATAAAGTGCTTGAGTTTATAAAAGAGTTTCAAGTAAAAGAGGGGAAGTCGCCATCATTTAGACAGATTGCAAAGGCAGTCAATTTCCCAAGTCTTTCAACAGCACAAAAATATGTAAAGATCCTACATAATAGAAACCTTATTGAACAAAGCAACTCTGGAAGAATAGTCACTCCAATAAGACTACAAGTAGGAAAAACCATCGTAGCCCCGTTGGTTGGTTCGGTTGCTTGTGGTTCACCAATACTAGCAGAACAAAATATAGAAGCATCTTACCAATTACCTACATCTATCTTTGGCAGTGGCGAAATGATGCTATTGCATGCCAAAGGCGATAGTATGATCGGAGTAGGAATACAAGATGGGGATTTGTTAGTAGCGAAAATTACAAATAAAGCAGAAGATGGAGATATTGTAATTGCACTTATAGAAGATTCTGCAACAGTAAAAAGATTTAGAAAGACAAAGGAAGCTGTAATCCTACATCCAGAAAATCCAAAATACAATGACATAGTGTGCAGTGATGTAAAAATACAAGGGATAGTTAAACAAGTAATTCATAACTTATAGGAGGTATTTATAGTGTTTGACACAAATATACTATGCCCCCATTGTAAAAAAGTGTTAGGGCGAGTTGACACAACAGATGAAGAAAGAACTATTATAAAAACATTAAAGAGTCCACCAAAGACTCAAATAGCAAAATCCCACAGTGTGCAATGCAAATGCCATGGTTGTGGTAAAAAATCATATTTTGTTTTAGCCTTTGAGGGTTAAAAATAATTCAGGCCTTGAGCCATACGGTACCAGCGATGTATCAAAAAACAAGCATTTGGCATCCGTTATGGAGCAAGGTCTTTTTCTTTGACAAAAAAAGTCAAAATAGTATTAAACTTCTCATTATAAAAAAATTACAACACCTAGTTAGGTGTTGTAAAATTAGAATGTACAGTATCGCACAAAAGAAATTTTAGAGAAAATATTTTTTAGTGAGGTTTCTTTATGATGCGATCTCCTACAAAAAAGAAGTTTAATAATACATATAAAGAAAATGCCTATTTTCATACGGGATAATACGCCCAAATGGAAGTAGGCATTTTTTGTTAAAAAAAATTTAAAAAAAATTAAAAAATATTTCCCGAGTGTTCAAATGGTGGACACTCGACACTGCTAAAGTAATAGCGTCAAAACGAAATAAAAGGAGGTGAGATAACGAATGGATTTGAGAAGTTCAAGCATTACTGCTGACATATTAAACATTTTATCAGATGGCAAAGTTCACACATTGCAAGAAATCGCAAATAAAGTAGAAGTTAGTAAATCAACAGTTCGTAGACATATCGCTTCACTTTCATATCGTTATCCCATCGACTCAATTCGTGGAGGCATAAACAGGGGTGGTATTCAGTTGGACAAGAACTACCTACATCAAGGGAAAATAAGGTCAACCGATGAGCTGCAACTCATAGAAAAGGCACTTAAACTTTTGCAGAAGTTTGGTGGCGATGATGTTGACCAGGAATTATTGGAGTCTTTGATCCAAGAATACTCACAACCTACAAGAAAGCAGGAGAACAAAGAACATGACAGACATGATTATCAATGGCAAAAAACTTGCTGATTACTTGAGAAAGTATGGAGTTAGTAAGCAAGAGTTTGCCGAAGTACTAAACACAGGGAATATTTTCTACTCCAAAGAAGATAGAGAATACGGAGTAGAGCAAGATGCTCAATACACAATAGAAAGTCTATATAGAGAAAGAGTAGAGATAGAACCCAAAATTGCAGTAAAGATAATGCAACATATTGGCGATGACCACATGATTGACATTATCAATTGGGAGGCTATGGGATTTGAATACAACGAAGTCACAATCGGACAATTGCTTAGAATCCTTACCGAAAATGCAAGTTTTAATGCCTATAAAAGTAAAACCATATAAACATCAACATGAAGCATTTATATTTGCACTAACAGTAATGGGGGTTATATGAGCAAGGTCTTAATTCCTTGTGATAACTGCAACCAATTATTTCAAAAACCTACAAACAAACTGAGAAAACTTAACTTTTGTTGTAGAGAATGTATGGACAAATACAATTCGCAAAGGTTTCACACCTACAATACAACACTAAATCCTATGAATGCAAAAGGGCGAACAATAGAGCAAAGATTCGCAATGAGAGATAGAAGAAAGAATGCAAGGGATAGAGTTGGAAAAGAATGTCATACCTACAACAAACAACTTGGCGAAATAGAACACCGAAAAATAATGCGAATGAAACTAGGTAGACCACTAACAAAAGATGAAGTAGTACACCATATAGATAAAAACCCATTTAATAACAAACCAAGCAACCTTGTTGTGATGACTAGAAGTGAACACACACGCCTACACATCAAAGAATATTGGGAAGCGAGGTCAAATGGCAAAAAGTAAATCAGTAGCCATATTAGCAGAAATGGGAACGGGTAAAACCTTAATAAGCATAGGCATTGCAGGTTATTTGTACCTACAAAAAGAGATAAACAAATTGCTTATAGTTGCCCCTTTATCAATAACAAAAGTATGGGAAGAAGAATTCGCTAAGTTTGCAGATTTTGAATATCAAGCAAAAGTGCTAGAGGGTAGTAGCAAAAAGAAAAATGAAGAATTAAAGAACTTATTCGGCAACAAATTGCAAGTAGCAATTATTAACTATGAATCATGCTGGAGAATGGAAAAAGAAATAGCAGATTGGAAACCAGACATGATCATATGCGATGAAAGTTCGAAGATAAAGAACCCGCAAGCGAAACAATCAAAAGCACTTCATAGGCTTGGAAAAATTAGTAAACACAACATCATTTTAACAGGAACACCAGTGACAAACACACCACTTGACTTTTTCTCACAGTACAAGTTCCTGGATGAAAACATTTTCGGTGGAAGTTATTATTCGTTTAGAGCAAGATATGCAGTCATGGGTGGGTATGGAAATCACCAAGTTGTTGGATATAAGAACCTACAAGAATTAACAGAAAAGGCTCATAAAATTGCTTTTAGAATAACAAAAAAAGAAGCTTTGGATTTACCAGAACAAGTTGACACAACTAGGTATGTTGAACTTGAACCTACAAGCAGAACTATATACAACCAAGTTGAACGTGAAAGTTATGCAGAACTAGAACAGGGCGAAATTATAACTCGCAATGTTTTGACAAAATTGTTGCGCTTATCACAAATCACAGGTGGGTATATAACCAATGAATATACGAACATGGCAGAGCAAATTTCAAGTGCAAAAATAAACGCACTAGAAGAAATTGTAGATGAATGTATAGATGCCAATAAAAAGTTAGTAGTATTCGCAAGGTTTATCCCAGAAATTGATGCAATCACAAAGATGCTCAATAAAAGAAAAATTAAATATGCACTTATTCGTGGCGATGTCAAAGACAGAGCAGGAGAAGTGGACAAATTTCAAAACGATAAAGAAACCAAAATCTTCATAGGTCAACTGCAAACTACAGGAATGGGGTTGACACTGACAGCATCGGACACGGCGGTGTTTTACTCGTTATCCTACAATTTTGCAGACTATGAACAAGCAAAAGCGAGAATTCACAGGATAGGGCAAAAGAACACTTGTACCTACATTCATCTAATTGCGAAAAACACAATTGATGAGAAAGTGATGGAAGCTTTGAGCAAAAAGAAAAACATAGCAGATTTGGTCGTAGATAATTGGCGAAGTCTGTTCCAGAAGGAGAAGCGATGAACGAAGATTTATTGGAACTTGCTGACACTTACCTACAAAGAAGGGATGAAAAGCAAGAAATTGAACAAAGACTCAAAGAGGTCTCAAAACTATTAGAACAAACAGAGTTGGAACTTATTCAAAGAATGACAGACAGCGAAATTGAAAGTTTCAAAAGGAATGGAATTTTATTTTCTATGGTTAGTAGAGAATTTGAGTCAGCGAACCCAGAAACAAAGGATGAACTATATAAAAGGTTCAAAGAACTTGGGTATGAGAACCTATTCACCATTAATGCTAACACTTTGAGTGGTTTCGTAAGAGAAGCAAAAAGAGAAAACGAAGGTGTATTGCCAGAATGGATGCAAGGTTTAATAAACACATACGAAAAGCAATCTATAAGGATTAAAAGAAATTAGGAGCAAATAAATGAAATTAGAAGAAAATGAAGAACTATGTATAACCGTCCAAAAGATGGCGCAATTGCTTGGAATAGGAATGACATCAGCCTACAAGTTGGTAAATGATAAGACATTTTATCCAGCGAAAAGGGTGTGTGGAAGAATCATAATCCATTATGAACAATTAAAAAAATGGTTAGAGGAGCAAAACAATGAGTAATGAAATAGTTAAAACAGAGAATCAATTTGTGGCAAATGCAGAAGCACTTGACCTACAAGAAGAAATAGCAGGATTAAATATAACATTTGACAGGATAAAAGTACCAAGTGGTGGCGGACTAGCATTTGAAGTGCCAGGAGATAATCCTGATGAACCAGACCTACAAAAAGAATTCAAAGCAGTTATTGTTTACCACCATCCAATTCACTCGTATTACAAAGAAAAATACACAGGTGGAAACGAAGCTCCAGATTGTGCATCAATTGATGGAGTAGTTGGAGTAGACAAAGAATCTGGCGAAATTAGAAGATGTAAAGATTGTCCATTGAACCAATTTGGAACAGGCGAGAATGGTGGAAAAGCCTGCAAAAATCGTAGAAGAATATTCATCTTAAGAGAAAATGAAATATTCCCTACATTACTATCGCTACCAACAGCAAGTGTTGATAATTTCACTAAATACATAGTGAACTTGGTCGGCAAACATAAAAAGTCAAATCAAGTAGTAACAAAATTTAGTTTGAAGAAAGACACTAACAAAAATGGAATTACATTTAGCAAAGTTGTACTTTCATTTGAAAGAGATTTGTCGCCAGAAGAAATTGAAAACATTTCAAAGATGAGCGAAAAAGTCAAAGCAATGGCGCAAAACATCGATCAATCAAGCATTGAAGAATAGAACTATGCAATCAGCATAGATAAGGAGATAAAATGAATAATTTTGAAGATTACAAACACTATGCTGAAGATTTTTTGGAAAGGTTCTATGGTGTACCTACAAATAGAAACTTCAAGTGCTTAAATCCTATGCACAATGATGACAACCCAAGCATGGGCTATGAGAAAAACAAATGCAGGGCTCATTGCTTTGGTTGTGGTGCATCATACGATATATTCGACCTTATTGAGTTATATTTTGGAATAAAGGATAAGGGCGAACAATTCAAAAAAGCACAAGAACTTTATGGTGGCATTAGTGTGTCGCCTACAAAAAGAAGTGTTAAAACTATTCAAAAAACTGAGAAAGTTGAAGATAGAGCAACCAAAAAACAAGAGATAAAACAATACATCGAAAAATGTATTACAAACTCAGCGAAAACAGATTTCTTCAAACAAAGAGGCATTACAGCAGAAAGTGTTATAAGGTTTGGACTAGGATATGACACAGAGCGAAAAGCAATTGTAATACCTTACAATAAAACCTACACTTACTATCAAACAAGGTGTATAGAAGAAAAGAAATTCTTCAAGCCAAAGAGCGAAGATGCTGGAGCAGAGCCACTCTATAATGCAGAAGCTTTGAGAATGAAAGATAAAACACCAGTTTTTATAGTAGAAAGTCCACTTTGTGCCATAAGCATAATGCAATGTGGTGGAATGGCAATATCAACTTGTGGCACAGGTGGAATAACCAAAGTGATCACAGCAGTAAAGAAAAAAGCACCTCGTGGCGCATTGATTTTGAGCATGGACAACGATGAGCCAGGGCAAAGAGCAAGTTTGGAACTAGCAGATAAATTGAAAGAATTAAAGATAAAATTTATAACCTACAATATTGCAGATGAATGCAAAGATCCAAACGAATTACTGCAAAAGGACACTAAAAAACTGCAAAACAATGTGCAAAAAGCAATAATTGAGGCAAAAAAGCAAACATTGTCAGAGTTTGATAGTTTCACAGCAAAAGAGTTGCAGGAAATGGAATTGCCACCAATCAAGTGGTTAGTCAAAGATTTATTGCCACAAGGATTGTCAATCCTCGCTGCTCCCAGCAAAGCAGGAAAATCTTGGATGATGTTTCAGTTATGTTTAGCAATAACACAGGGGCAAGAGTTCTTGGGAAAAGAAACAGTGCCAGGGGCTTGTTGGTACTTGGCACTAGAAGATAGCAAGCCAAGAATGAAAGACAGAATGCTGAAGCTCAATGGAAACAAAAGTCTACCATCAAACCTACACATTAACTTGAAAGCACCAACCATAGACAATGGGCTCATGGATTTAATGCAAGTGAAACTTGAAAACAATCCAGACATTCAACTAATCATCATTGACACCTTGCAAAAGGTTCGTGGCAAGGTAGATAAGAATGCGGGGGTGTATGGCAACGACTATCGTGAGATGGGTGTGCTCAAAGAGTTCGCCGATAAAAAGGGTATAGGCATATTGCTAGTTCACCACTTGCGAAAAATGAGCGATGACGACACGTTCAACAGAATATCTGGTTCAACAGGTATTATGGGGTCGTGCGATACCATTTTCACAATAAGCAAAAAGAAAAGGCTTGATGAAGAAGCAACATTTTCAATGACAGGTCGTGACATTGTTGAAGAAGAACTAACACTAACATACGATAAAACAACACACAAATGGATAAAGGTTGCAAATGCTGAAGAAAAAGAACGATTGAAAGAAAAGGAACAATACGAGTCAAATGACATTGTGCGAACAATCAAAGCCATAATGAAAGCAAACAAGTATGGCTGGAAAGGTAGTGCAACAGACATTATGAAACAAGCACACGATTTGCTTGGAATAGTATTGCAAGAAGTTCCATCAGCAATCGGCAAAATTATTCAAAGTTACGAAATGCAACTCTACTATGATGGCATAACACATAAATACAACAAAGGTAAGCGAATTCATGAGTTTGCAGATAAGATGACAGCGACCTATAACAAATCATTTTTTGATTAGTTTTTAACACTTTTATATAAAACACCTGCGACATCTGCGACACCTGCGACCTTTACACACAAAAAATTCAACAAATAATCCTTACGATAGGTATTTTAAGTGAGTAAGTGTGTACATGAAACAGGTGTTGCAGGTATAGCAGTAAAGGAAGTGAAAAAGTGAACGAAAAAACAATTGTTGACAATATTAAGGCATACCTACAAACAATTGAAAATCTGTTTTTCTGGAAAGAACACGGTGGACAATATGGAACAGCAGGTATCCCAGACATAATTGTCTGTTATAAAGGTAAGTTTATAGCATTTGAGTGTAAAAGACCAGGTGCTAGACCTACAATCTTGCAAAAGATAACTCTAAATAAAATAACTAGAGCAAAAGGAATCGCAAAGGTTGTAACTTCTGTAGAAGAAGTGCAGGAGATAATAGAAAATATTTAATGGAGGCAATTGGTGGAAGAATATACAATTCACAGCATTGGCTTTTCAACCGAAGCTAAATTTGATTATGCGCTAATATTCAATCTACTCGTTGGAGATTTTGGGAGCGACCTTCCACCAAATTTCCGATTAGATAACAATATAAGAAAAGAACTAGAATTTTACATAACCATCAACAAAAAGGTATGGTATAAAAAATATTTTAGAGCAACTTATATCCACGAAGAAACGGGTAAAACATTAATGTTTTTCATAAAGCAAAGGCAAAAATTCTCAACAATGCAAATATGGGAAGTTGTTGGAATTTGTGAAGCTTGCGATTACGATGAAGAACTAGAAGAATGTGGGCAAATAAGGGCTTGGTATGAAACCAAAATAGATATGCTACCTTATGAAGTTGATTGGGTAGAAGAAAAATATAGAAATAAAATGCTAGAACAACTAGATTTAATCTACGACATAGGAGGGAGAGATGGATACATTAGGTGTTGTGAAGAACTTATTGCAGAATTATCAAGTAAATTTAAACAAGATAAAATTAGCAAACTCACAGTCCGTGGAGTCAAACCTTTCATTAAAGGAAAATCTTGGACATCTGAAACAGCAAATGCAATTATTGGAATTCTCGATGAATTGTATGAACGAGAAAGAGAAAGAAGTGATAATTTTGATTTATAAAAATGCCAAATCTCTCAGTGAAGTAGCAAAAATACTATTTACATGCAAGTCAAACATTTATAAAATGAGAGAAAAAGCACTTAAAAATCTAGCAAAAATATACGATGAAATGAAAAAGTGAACGACCGAGAACGAAAAGTGAACGAAAGTGAACGATTAAGCCGTATAATATAATTGAAATTTAAAACGAACAACTCGCCGAAAGGTGGGTTGTTTTTATTTAGGAGATAAGAATGCCATATAGACCAAAAAAACCTTGTAGACATCCTGGTTGTCCAGAACTAACACATGACTTGTTCTGCGAAAAACACAAAAAAGAAGATAACAGGATTTACAACCAATACAAAAGAGATGAGTTAAGTAAAACGTTTTATAAAACAGCATTATGGAGAACAACAAGAGAAAAGAAACTAAATATGAATCCATTATGCGAAGAATGTTTGAAATCGGAAAAATACATAAAAGGAAAAATAGTTGACCATATTGTTCCAATAAAACAAGGTGGTGCTCCTTATGATTTAGAAAACCTACAAACTCTATGCTGGTCATGTCACAGCAGGAAATCAATAGAAGAAGGTAGTAGATTCGGTGTACAAACCAGACAGCGAGAATATCCAAAAGGCTAATTTTCAAGAAGAAAATACATGGAATATTCCAAAAATTAAAGGAATTAAAAAAATTGATAAAAATATAGAGTTTATAGGTTTTAATTATGCAAAAACATTTGAGAAAAAGAATAAAACAAAATTTGGTGTTCATTTCTTCCTAGATGATTACCAATTCGATAGAATATGGAATCAACCAGATAAATACATAAATTTATTAGCAAAGTTTAAGTATGTTTTAAGTCCAGATTTTAGTATGTACACAGATTATCCAAAAGCCATGCAGTTGTGGAAACACTACCAAAAGCATTGGGTTGGAGCATATCTAGAAAAACATGGAATAAGAGTAATTCCAACAATAGGTTGGAGTGATCACGATAGTTATAAGTGGTGCTTTGACGGAGAACCTGTCAATTCAATTGTAGCAATTAGTTCAATTGGAACTCAAAAGTATGAAGAAAGCAAACAATTATTTAAAGATGGGTTTGAAGAAATGATAAGAAAACTAAACCCAACAAAGATATTATTTTGGGGTAATGTGCCAGACGGAATAGATAAAACAAGAATAATTCCAATGGGTTATATAATGGATGAAAAATTCAAATTAATGCGAAAATAAATCGGTTTTCTCTGGACTTACAAAAGCCTTTACGGTATTGTTTGTTTGAAAATATAAAGGAGAAAATATGAAAATTACAAAGAAAGGATATCCAAGGGGATATAAAGCAAGTATAGATGCTTATATGTCAGGCTTTACACGAAGTCCGTTCAAGAATGAAAAAGCAAAAGAAGAAGCTATTGAGTTGCTAAACATTTATAACAAGATAATAAAAGAAGATTGGGAACTAGCAAAAGAAACAGTAGTAGAAGCCATAATAGCCATAGAAACAGATGTGAAAAAGATGGAATTATTATATGGTAAAGAAGCTGAAATAACAGAAACATTTGAAGCAAAAAGGTCGGTTCTATACTTCATATGTTGGTCATTACCAAAAATTGAAATTAAAGAAGGAGAAACAAATGGGAAGTAGAGGTAGTTCAAGTTCAAACGACAGATACAATTCTAGGGGAAATGAATACATCAACAGACTAAAAAATAGAGCATATGCAGAAGATGTCAGATATAGAATGAAAAGATATTCAGACAAAGACATAAACGATGCAATAGCAACAATAAATGATGGACTAGAATTTAATAAAAAGCAAATGGTAACAAATATAGAAAAGAATGTTCAAGGTGCAGGAACACTAAACATGAAGTTATATGAACGAAATCAGCAATTAGTCAAAGAACTTAACGAGTTCAAGTATGAGCAAAAGAAAAGAGCTCAAGACAAAAAGACAATTGAAAAGATGAAGAAAAAGGGGTAATCAATGGGTAGTAGAGGTAGTAGTAGTTCAAGAGAACAAACAAGTGAGAAAGGACTAAGAGAAAGGGCAGAAGGTATCCATAGGATATTAAAAGAATCAGGAATGCCAGCCAAACAATCAGTTGAACAAACAGTAGAAATGCTAAGACAAAGAGATAAAGATAATGCAGTAAAGAGAATGTTCAATAAAAAGCCAGATCCAGAAACAATGGATAGTACATCAGTATATAGAGAAATAAATAGAACAACTAGAAAAATAGAAACAACATACAATCAAAAGCAAGTAGATAGCTTCAAGAAAAACTATAATAATGCAAGAAGTAAATATAGTAAAGGCGATGTTGCTGGAGCAGAAAAACTACTAGCCAAAATTCCAACAGAGTATGTTAGATATAGAGCGCTCGATGAATACATGTATGGCGATCCAGGAAATATGAGAAAAGTAAGATTTTATAAAGAGTACCACTAGGCCCAGGGGGAGTCAAATTTCTAGGGCTTTTGCCCTTTAGAGCGGGGCGGCACTCTCACAGATAAAGTCGCAAAATCAAAAATCAAACAAAAAAATCAAAAATCAAAATTTTAAAACACCGAAACTCCTTATAAAATCGGTGTTTTTTTATTTCTAAATAATTTTTTTGAATAAAAATAAAATTCAAAAATAATCAAAAAAAATCAAAATAAAATCAAAAACGGAGGTAAAAAGTTGGCAAGTGGTGGTTTTAGAGCTGGTGCTGGTAGACCTAAAAAGTCAGTAACGGAGAAAATATTAGAGGGCAATCCTGGTAAAAGACCAATAGAAGTTTTAGATTTTGAAGAAGCTGAAGAACTTCCAAAAGATCCACCTAGTTGGTTAACAAAAAAGGGTAAAGAAATTTATAAATCGTTAGTGGAATGGTTAACAAAAATTGGTTGTAATAAAGGAATTCTTCCATACAATGTAGAAGAATATGCACATTGCAAATCCAGATGGTTAGAAAGTGAAGAAGCTATCAATACTCACGGTTTCTTAGTAAAAGATAATAATGGAAAACCAATTCCAAATCCTTATGTTGCACTCTCACAACAATATTTAAAAATGACAAATGATGTTTGGTCAAAGATTTATCAAGTAGTTCGAGAAACAAAGTTGACGGAACTTGATAATGATTCGCCTAACGATGATATTATGGAATCAATCCTGCGAGGTAAACGATGATAAAAATTATTGAATTATTCGCAGGCATAGGCTCGCAAACTCAAGCATTAAAAAATATTGGAGTGCAACATGAAGTAGTAGCAATATCAGACAATGACATATCAGCAGATAAGTCATATAGAATATTACACGGAAACGATGTAAATAATCTTGGCGATATTACAAAGATAAAAAGTTTGCCAAAAGCAGATTTATGGACTTATTCGTTCCCATGTCAAGATATCTCGGTTGCAGGGTTGCAACGTGGCTTTGACCAAGGAAGTGGAACAAGGTCAGGATTACTTTGGGAAGTAGAACGATTGCTCATAGATGCAAATGAACACGGAACATTGCCTAAATACTTGTTGCTGGAAAATGTTAAAAACTTAATAGGAAATAAATTCAAAGACAACTATAACAAATGGTTGTCTTTTTTGTCGAGTTTAGGTTATACGACATACACAAAAGTGCTAAATGCAAAGGACTATGGTGTGCCTCAAAATAGAGAAAGGGTGTTTGCTGTTTCTATATTAGGAGAACATAAACCTTTTGAATTCCCAGAAAAGCAAGAACTTAAAACAAGGCTCAAAGATGTACTTGAAGAAAAGGTAGATGAGAAATACTACCTAAAAGCATCAACGATAATCAGTATACTAAGTTCAACATTTAATCAACGAAAAGGCTTGCTTCACGGTGGCAATGATATCTGTGCAACATTGCTTGCAAGAGATTTTCATGAACCAAAACTTGTAGCAGTTGGAAAACTAGAGGGTGGAGTTTGGGATAAAAGATATAATCAAATTAGACAGGTGTTCGATCCAAACGGTATTAGTCCAACAATAATGGCTGGTGGTGGCGGTGGCACAGAAACAAAGATTATAGCAATTCGTGGTCGTGAAGCTGGACAAGTAATAGAAGAAAATAATAAAGGACTAACAAATGCACTTACAACAGTGCCAAAAGACAATATGGTACAAGAACAAAAGTTCATTGCAAATAAGTATAAGGACTTTATAGATAAAAACGGTTATATCCCAGAATTATTTAATCCTTGGAATAAAAAAGAACTTAAAGATTGTTCACCAACACAAACAGCAAATTGTGGTTCAAACTCAGCAACATCAACAGTGCTTAAGGCAGAAGTCAATGAATATTTAAGAATAAGGAAACTAACACCAAAAGAGTGTTGGCGACTTATGGGCTGGAAAGATGAGCAAATTGATAAGGTTTTAGCAAGTGGAATAAGCAATACACAAATGTACAAACAAGCAGGTAATGGCATAGTGGTAAATGTGTTAGAAGAAATTTTTAGAAATTTATTAAAAAAAGATGAAATTTAATAAATATGTGGTATAATGAAAGTATCCATAAAGAGTGTGGGAGGGACAGCCCCGATGATCACACAGCAACCTGGCAAATGCTAAGGTGCTAAAGGCTGACCGATGGCAAACTTATATTAAAATTATAACCCATCGGAAGCGATGGGTTTTTATATTGCTTTATGGAAATATTAAAAGTAAAGGAGAAAATATGATTAGAGTCGTAACAAGCGAATCAGTAAACATTGGACATCCAGATAAAACCTGCGATACAATTGCAGATGCTTTCTTGGATGAAGCTTTAAGGCAAGATCCAAACAGCCAAATGGCAGTAGAGTGTGCCATTAAAAATGACAAGTTGTTTATTTATGGCGAAGCAACAACAAAAGCAAAGATTGACTATGATTCAATAGCAAAAGAAATATTAAAGGATATTGGATATAAAAACGAATTCACTATAATAAAAGAATTAAGTGAGCAAAGTCCAGATATCAATCAAGCAGTAGTAAAAGAAGAACTTCGAGCAAATGATCAAGGAATGGTATATGGTTATGCAACAGCAGAAACAGATGAATATATGCCTTTGCCAATTGTAGTGGCACATAAACTAATGAGAAAGTATGAAGAATTTAGGAGAACCACAGATAAATACTTCGCTGATGCAAAGAGCCAAGTATCAGTATTATATGATGACAATAAGGCATTAGAATTTGCCACAATAATTGTCAGCGTTTCACACTCTAACGAAATCACAAAAGAAGAAGTAAAACAAACTATTGATGATAATGTTATAACACCAATATTGTCAGAGTATGCATACTTAATAGGTAAAAATACAGTACCAGTTGTAAATCCAAGTGGTAAGTTTACAATATGGGGTAGTTTCGGAGATAGTGGTTGTGTTGGTAGAAAAATAGTCGTAGACACATATGGTGGAATTGGTAGAGTCGGTGGTGGCTGTTTCAGTTCCAAGAATGCAACAAAGGTTGATAGGTCAGGCGCTTATTATGCAAGATATGTTGCAAAGAATATTGTGGCACATGGTTTTGCTACTGAATGCGAAATACAAGTTGGATATGCCATCGGACTTGCAGATCCAGTATCAGTATACATTGAATGCTTTGGCACAAACACAAAATCAATGTCAGAAATTGAAAGGTATGTATCAGATAACTTTAATTTTAGACCAGGCAACATTATAAAAGAGTTGGGATTATTAAATCCAATTTATAAGCAAACAGCATGTTACGGTCACTTTGGTCGTAATGAGTTCCCATGGGAACAAATCAAAAATTAAAAATCGAATTAGGTATAAGCATGACTTATATCGAAATTAAAAAAGCGGTAAAGGGTTTTCGATTAGACATTACCAAATAATAGGCAAGAAAGGGAACTTATAACGAGTTCCCTTTTTCTATGCCAAATTGGAGATGAAGATGCAAATAGAAAAGAAAGATATAAACTTATTGAAACCTGCTGATTACAATCCAAGAAAGAAATTAAAACCAGGTGACAAAGAGTTTGAAAAACTAAAACAAAGTATACAAGAATTTGGCTATGTAGAGCCAATAATTCTAAACAAAAGAACAAACACGGTAGTTGGTGGGCATCAGCGCCTAGAAGTTATGAAACATTTAGGATATGACCAAGTCGATTGTGTTATTGTAGACCTTGATGAACAAAAAGAAAAAGCACTAAACATTGCACTAAATAAGATTAGTGGCGAATGGGATACTGAATTGCTAACTGACTTATTAAAGGAATTAGATCAAAACGGTATTGTTTCGCTAACGGGTTTTGAATCTGAAGAACTAGATGACTTGTTCGCAGGAACAGAATACAATGTCAGTGAAGATAACTTTGATGTGCAAGAAGCTCTAGAAGAAACGGAGAAAAAACCTTTTACACAAAATGGAGATATATGGCACATTAAAGGTCACAAATTATTATGTGGAGATAGTACAAAACTAGAAGAAGTAGAAAGGTTATTCATTGACAATGAACAAGCAAGCCTTGTTGTGACCGATCCACCATATAATATTGATTATGGCAATAGTGAACAAGATCGAGCAAAAGCTCGTGGTAAGATTATAGAGAATAGAAGTATCCTAAATGACAATATGGATGATGAGTCTTTCTATAAATTTTTATTTAATTTTTACGAAACAGCATACAGCATAACAAAAGGTGGCGGAGCAATTTATGTGTTCCATAGTACCAAAGAATCGGTAAACTTTATAGAAGCTATGAAAGATGCTGGATATAAAGTATCGCAAACATTAGTTTGGGTAAAAGATCATTTCACGCTCGGTAGAAATGACTATCAATGGCAGCATGAACCTATTTTATATGGTTGGAAGGTAGAAGATGGAAAACCTCATTACTTTATACACGATAGGACTTTAGCGACGGTAATAGAGAATACAAAGGATTTGACAAAACTAAAGAAAGAAGAACTTGTTGACCTATTAAACAAAATACTTGAAAATTATCCAAGCGATATTGTTAGAGATGCAAAACCATTACGAAATGTAGAACATCCAACGATGAAACCAATAACTCTTTGTGGTAAGTTAATAAGAAATAGTAGTAGAGAAAGAGAAATTGTTTTTGATGCATTTGCAGGTAGTGGTTCTACTTTAATGGCTTGCGAACAATTGAATAGAAAATCATACAACACAGAACTTTCGGAAAATTATTGCGATGTTATTATAAAAAGATTTGTAAAAGCATTTGGAGACGCTGATATTTATCTAGAAAGAGATGGAAAAATGATAGACATAAAAGACACAAAATTTATTGAAATTTAGCGATTTTATTTTGCTTTAACTCTGGACTTGGTAATCTCTTTGCGGTATTGTTTTGATACATATAAAAGGAGAAATAAAACTATGGAAAAATGGTTGATGATACTTGAATTAGATAACAATTATAAATTCTTAAGAGTAAAAAAAGATATGCTTGAACAAGTTCGAGGGGTTGTAAGTGCTTTGATTGACATATACGAAAAAGAAGCTCCACCAATAAAATTAACAGATTATGTAATAGAAGGGCTTGATAGAGTCTTCACAAAAGATGAAGTTGAAGAAACGAAACTTGGAGTATATATTAAAAGGATGTCAAGAATATGAGAAAGAAACCAATAGTATATATAGACATAGATGGCCAAGATGGAAATGTAATATTTATGCTAGCAAAAGTAAAAGATGCTTTGAGAAAAGAAAGAAGAATAAATGAATATAACGAGTTGCGAGATAAGGTTTTGCAAAGCAAATATCCACAGGGCATATATCAAATGAGTGAACTAGTAGAATTTATAGACATAAGTGATAGTCAAACTCTGGCAGAGAAAATAAGACAAGGCAAAATAATAGATCAACAATATGCAAGATAAGGAAGGTAAAAAATAGACCTTCCTTTTTTGTTGCCAAATAGGAGTGTAGAGAGTGAACGAATTAGATAAAAAAGGACAGTCACTTGCCGATAGAGCAGTAGCCTTTATCAATTCGCTCAAACACACAAAGGGCGTATGGTATGGCAAAAACTTTGAACTACTCCCTTGGCAAGACAAAATAGTAAGAGATATTTTTGGTACATTAAAGCCAAACGGATATAGGCAATACAATACAGCCTATGTAGAAATACCCAAAAAACAAGGTAAGAGTGAACTAGCGGCAGCAATAGCATTGTACCTTACTTGTGGAGACGGCGAATATGGTGCAGAAGTATATGGATGTGCTGCTGATAGACAGCAAGCATCTATTGTTTTTGATGTTGCAGTAGAAATGATAAATCAGTGTCCAGCATTAAAGAAAAGATGCAAAATTCTAGCCAGTCAAAAGAGAATTGTTTACTTGCCATTAAAATCATTTTATCAAGTGCTATCAGCAGAATCATATACAAAGCACGGACTAAATGTGCATGGTGTAATATTTGATGAGTTACATGCTCAACCAAATAGAGCATTATACGATGTAATGCTTACAGGTTCTGGCGATGCTAGAAAACAACCATTATACTTTTTGATTACAACAGCAGGAACTGATAGGCAAAGTATTTGTTATGAAGTGCATCAAAAAGCAGAAGATGTACTAAAGGGTAAGAAAAACGATCCAACATTTTATCCTGTTATTTATGGAATAAAGGATAACGATGATTGGACAGATGAAAAGAATTGGTACAAAGCAAATCCTAGTTTAGATATAACAGTAGATATAGACAAACTTCGTGCTGCTTTTAATAATGCAAAAGAGAATCCAGCGGAAGAAAACCTTTTTAGACAATTAAGACTAAATCAATGGGTTAAACAATCGGTTCGTTGGATGCCAATGGACAAATGGAACTTGTGTTCATATCCAATAGACAGAGAACGACTGAAAGGTAGAATTTGTTATGGTGGGCTAGACCTTTCAAGTACCACAGATATAACAGCATTTGTTTTGGTATTTCCACCAGAGGACGAAGATGGTAAGTATGAAATATTACCATTTTTTTGGTTGCCAGAAGAAACATTGGAACTTCGTGTAAGGCGAGATCATGTCCCATATGATACCTGGAAAGCAAAAGGTCTAGTAATGACAACAGAGGGAAATGTTGTGCATTATGGATTTATAGAAAAGTTTATAGAAGAACTTGGAACAAAATACAACATAAAAGAAATTGCCTACGATAGATGGGGTGCAGTGCAAATGGTTCAAAACCTAGAGGGTATGGGATTCACAATTGTACCTTTCGGTCAAGGTTATAAGGATATGAGTCCACCAACAAAAGAACTAATGAAGCTTGTGCTAGAAAAGAAAATAGCACACGGTGGAAACGAGGTGCTTGAATGGATGGTTGACAATATTTATATAAAAACAGATCCAGCAGGAAATATTAAACCAGACAAGGAAAAGTCCACAGAAAAAATTGATGGTGCAATTGCAATGATAATGGCTTTAGATAGGGCAATAAGACATGGTGGTCAACCAGAAAGCATCTACAACGAACGTGGAATTATTATTTTATAGGAGCAGAAATGGGATTATTTAGTAGAAAGAAAAAAGAAACGCGAAACATAGACCAGAAAACTGCTGATTTCATAAAAGGTGTCGATATAGACACAGGACAATTAAGTAATAGTGGAGTTGATGTTGATGAAGATTCAGCATTAAAAATATCAGCAGTATATGCTTGCGTAAAAGTCATAGCAGAAACCATTGCTAGTTTGCCATTAAACTTAATGACGGAACTAACGAATGGAGATAGTGAAAAAGCGAAACAGCATCCTTTATATAATTTGCTTAAAGTTTCACCAAATAGTGAGATGTCAAGTTTTACATATAGAGAAATGCAAATGACAAATTTGCTCCTATGGGGCAATGCATATTCACTTATAAAACGAAATAAACAAGGACAGATAGTGGAATTATATCCACTTAAAAGTAAAAATATGGTGGTTGAAAGAGATGCAGTCACCAATAACATAAAATACACTTACACAAATAATAGAGGAATAACAAAAACATATACACCAAAGCAGATACTTCATGTACCTGCTTTTACTTTTGATGGGGTGCTTGGAGTCAGTCCCATAACTTATGCAAGGGAAGCTATGGGGTTGGCACTTGCAACAGAAGAATTCGGTGCTAGATTTTTTGGAAATGGAGCAAGACCTGGCGGTGTGCTAGAACACCCAGGAGTTGTAAAAGATCCAGAGAAATTGAGAGATAGTTGGAACAAGGTGTATCAAGGAACAGCAAATTCACACAAAGTTGCTGTATTAGAAGAAGGGATGAAGTACCACGAAATTGGTATGAGTCCAGAAGATAGCCAATTTTTGCAAACAAGGTCATTTCAAATAACTGAAATTTGCAGAATATTCCGTGTCCCACCACATATGATTGGCGACCTATCTCGTAGCACATTTAGTAACATAGAACATCAATCCATCGACTTTGTCGTTCATACAATTAGACCTTGGCTTGTTCGCTGGGAGCAAGCGATTACAAGGTCTTTATTAAATGATGAAGAAAGGACAATTTATTATCCGAAATTCAATGTTGATGGGTTGATGCGTGGCGATTTTACAACTCGAATGAGTGGGTATGCGATAGCCAGACAAAACGGTTGGATGAGTGCTAATGAAATAAGAGCATTAGAAGATATGAATAAAATTCCGGCCGACCAGGGTGGTGACTTATATCTACTTAATGGAAATATGATTTCGGCAATCGCCGCAAACCAAAATGGAGGTGCAGTAAATGAAATAAATGGAGGTAAAGATCAAAATGAGCAAACCAGTGGAACAGCAAATGGAACGCCGAACAATAACACTTAAAGAATTAAGAGTTATTGAAGAAGTGCCAGAAAGTGGTACTGAATCAGCAATCGAAGGATATGCATCAGTTTTTGATAGTTGGAGCGAAGAACTTGGTGGCAATTCACCTTTTAGAGAAAAGGTTGTGAAAGGTGCTTTTGAAGAAACAATCCAAAAGGATGACATTCGAGCATTATTCAATCACGATCCTAACTACGTCCTGGGGCGAAATGTGGCAGGAACTTTATATCTAGAAGAAGATGATAAAGGCTTAAAAGTGCGAATAGTCCCACCAAGTACAAGTTGGGCAAAAGACTTAATGATTAGCATAAAGAGGGGCGACATAACACAAATGTCATTTGGTTTTACAGTAATTCTTGATAGATGGAGTTATGAAGATAACATCGATGTCCGAGAACTACTAAAAGTAAAATTGTTTGATGTTAGTCCTGTAACATTCCCAGCATACAGTCAAACTGAATGTGGAGTCCGTTCAATGCTAGACATTATGAAAAACCACAAATCCGAAGTGGCTAAAAGTAAGGAAAACAACAAAAGAAAACTCGAAATGAAAAAACAAAAACTAAAATTTATAGGAGATTAAAATGCGAACAATTAAAGAAATGAAAGCAAGAAAAAATGATTGCAGATTAAAAGCAATCAATATTATTGAAAAGGCAGAAAAGGAAGATAGATTCCTAACTGAAGATGAAAATAAAGAACTAAATAAACTTGAAGAAGAAATGCGTAATTGGGAAAAACAAATTGTAAGACTTGAAGTTTTCAAAGGCGATTTTGAAGAAAACGAAGAAAAGAAACCAGAAGAAAAAGAAGATGCCAATACCAAAAATGATAGTGCAGGCGAACCAGATGAAAATGAAGTAATCAAAGATGATCCAAAGAAAGATGAAGAAAGAAAATTCAGAACTTTGGGCGAACAGATGATGGCAGTTTATAGAGCATCAACTCCAGCAGGTAGAATAGATAGAAGATTAACCACCAGGTCAGCAAGCGGTTTGAACGAAACAAATCCGTCTGACGGTGGTTTTTTAGTTCAGAAAGACTTTGTTGCAGACCTTTTGAAAAGAACATACGAAACAGGTATTTTAGCATCAAAAATCAAGAAAATTCCACTATCAACAAATGCCAACGGAATTAAGATCAATGCTATTGATGAAGATTCAAGAGCAAATGGTAGTAGATGGGGTGGTATCCAAACATATTGGGAAAACGAAGCTGATAAGATTACAGGTTCAAAACCAAAATTCAGAACAATGGAATTGTCTCTTAAGAAACTAACAGGTCTTTGCTATGTAACAGATGAATTATTGCAAGATGCGGCTGCACTTGAAAATGTAATTCGTGAAGGTTTTGCTGAAGAATTCGGTTTCAAAATTGACGATGCAATTTTAGCAGGTAGCGGTGCTGGTCAACCTCTTGGAATCCTAAACTCTGGCTCACTTGTGAAAGTAGACAAAGAAGCTGGACAAACAGAGAAAATCACAGTAGAAAACTTGGTAAAAATGTGGTCAAGATTATGGGCTCGTTCTCGTGCAAATTCGGTTTGGTATATCAATGCAGAAATTGAACCTTTACTTTACACATTAAAAGTTGGCGATAAACCAGTTTATATTCCAGCAGGTGGACTAAGCGAAACTCCATATGGAACTTTATTTGGTAGACCAGTTGTACCACTAGAACAATGCTCAGCATTAGGCGAAGTGGGAGATATTATCCTTGCCGACTTTAGTCAATATGTACTTATTGATAAAGGTGGAATTAATGCAACATCATCAATTCATGTAAGATTCCTTTACGATGAAAATGTGTTCCGTTTCATTTATAGAGTGGACGGTCAACCAGTTTGGAATAAGGCATTACAACCATACAAAGGTAGCGCAACAGTAAGTCCATTTGTGGCATTAGGGAAAAGAAACTAAAAGGTAGGTAAAATATGAGTCAATACGTAATTAACAAAATAGAAACATTAGTAGATGCAGGCACTTCGTTTGCATCTGCTATAACAACAAAAGAAGTAAAACTTGATAATTATCAAAGTGCAAAAGTTGTTGTAACAACAGGCGAAGGCGAAGCGACAAAAACAACTGCAAAAGTAATTGCAATCCTTCCAGATGCAAGTGAGAAAGAAATAAAATCTCAAGAAATTACAATTGGTAATAACACAGAATCAAAAATTGATATTGTTGCTAACGAATTAGCACATGATGATGCAACAGCATTTAAAATTACATTTGATGCAGTAGCAGAAACTACAATAACAGGTAATATTGTAGTGGTTTTAAGTGAACCAAGATATAACGAATAAATAAATTGGAGAGTGATGAGAAAATGCCAACATTAGAAGAAGTAAAACTATATTTAAGAATAGATAGTGATGATGAAGATTCTCTCATCACTTCGCTAATGGAAACAGCAAAGGAAATGGTAGAAGGTATACTCCGTAAAAACCTTACGGAGTTTTCTCCAATTCCAGAAACAATAAAACAAGCAATAATGTATGCTATTTCAACATTATTTGAATCAAGGCAAGTAGATAGGTCGTACGGAATTATAATGCATGATTTGACTGACACAATTAGAAGATTGCTCTTTGCATATCGTGAGGAGAAATACTAATGAATATTGGCGAACTAAATAGAAGAATTGAAATCATAAGGTTTCAAGAAATAAGAGATGAATATGGTGGTGTTGACGGGGAATGGGTAACCTTATTTAAAAGATGGGCTAAGATTGAAGATAACGGTGGCGGAGAAAGTTATACAAACGACCAAAATCAAGCAATAAAGTCTTATAAAATTACAATAAGACACACCCCAGAAATTCAAGAAATTGACAGGATAAAATATAAAGACAAAGTTTTAGAAATTGAGTCAATATCAGATCATAACACAGGACATTATATGTCGGTAATTATTTGTAAGGAAGTGGTTAAAAATGGCTTATAGCGCAAAGCAAAGAAAAGTAGCAGGAAATGTTAAAGGTGCAAATGAAATTGCAAAAGAACTAAAAGAAATGGGAGATTCAGCAAAGGACATATTAACTATTGCGGCAAATGCTGGTGGGCAAATTGCATTAGAAGATGCGAAAAAGAATTGTCCTGTGAGAACAGGTGCTCTTAAAAATAGTTTAAAGGTAAGAGTAAGCAAACAAAGTCCAACAAAAGCAGAAGTAACAATAGAATATGATAAAAGTCTAAGATATGGAACTTTCGTAGAATTAGGAGCTCGTGGCATTCCAGCAAATCCATTTTTGAGAAATGCAATAGACAATAATGTTCAAGCAATCAATAAAAAAATTACTGAAATGGTAATAAATGAGGTCAATAAAAAACTATGAAAAAAGACTTTTTGCAGAGCATAAATGAATATTTGAATAGTAATGCAGAATTAAAGAAAATAGTGGGAGATAACATTTACCCAATGTTTATTCCACAATACGATAAAATCCCAGCCTTGGTTTATTATCCTGTGTCAGCAAGTTATGATTCAGCATTACAAAAAGACACGGGATTTGAAAGAATAATAGTGCAGTTTGATTGTCACGAAAAAACATTTAAAAAGGCAAGAAAACTATCACGACTATTAAAAGAAATGTTCCAGGATTATCACGGAGATATGTTTGGAACAAAAGTGCAAGCAACATTTATAAAATCGGACTTTATTGTTAACGATGCTAGCAGTAATAAGTTTGATGCAACAGACTCGGTTCATGTAATTGAATTCGAGTTTTTTATTTAATTTTTATAGGAGGAATTATGGCAATAGCAGGAAAAAATGGCAAGGTTTGTCTTGGTACTTCAAAAATAATCGGTATTAAGAATTGGTCTTTATCATTAAGTGTAAGCACACTAGACACAACATCTCTTGGAGATGATTGGAAGTCATACATTCTTGGACTTAAAGAGTGGACAGCAACTAGTGATGGCGATTACACAATTACAAGTGTAGATTCAAATGAAGATGTTCAAAACGGATTACAATCAGCGTACCTAACAGGCACAACTGTAATTTTGAGATTATATGTTGATGAAAAACATTACTATTCAGGTACAGCAGTTATTACATCATTAAGTATAGATGATCCTGTGGCAGATGTAGTTGGTATTTCAATTGGATTTACAGGGTGCGGTGCTTTAACTTTTGAAGAAGGAGAAATAGAGTAAGATGAAAAAATCAGTAACAGTCGAGTTAGATAAAGCAAGAAATTTGAGATATGGAATCAATGCTTTATGCACAATAGAAGAATTGACAGGCAAACCCATATCGGCATTAGACTTAACAAATTTATCAATTAGAGATTTGAGAAATATTTTGTTCGCAGGCTTGTCTCACGAAGATGAAACATTAACTCCAGAAATTGTTGGTGGTTTAATTGATGATTATTCGGATTTGACCACAATCTCAAACAAACTTGGAGAAGCTTTCACCTTAGCATTTGGTAACCAAAAAAACAAGAAAACCCCCAAACAGACAACCAAAGTTGGGGGTTAGACAAAATATATGAACTTGCTGTAGTAAAACTTGGAATAGATCCAATCAAAGCATGGGAATACACACCATTTGAGTTGGTTTTAATGTGTAAGCAAGCAGTAGAAAAACAATCAAAGGATATTGATGAACTTTTATATGTCGCATGGCATGTAGAAGCTTTTGCAAGACAAAAAAGGTTGCCTAACTTAAACCATCTCATAAAAGAATCACATAAGAAAAAGAAAACTTCAAAGTCGGATGAGATTTTGAAGGCTATGGCAAGGGAAAAAGGTGTGATTTTATAAACAAGGAGAAAGAAAATAAATGGCTGTAATAAGAAACTTAGTCGTAAAAATAGGTGCAGACATTGGCAACCTTGTAAAGGGATTGAAATCGGCGCAACAGCAACTAGATAAAGTTTCTAAAAAGATGGCTAAGGTTGGAGCATCTTTGACAGCAACTTTCACCGTCCCATTTACAGCATTCGCTACTATGGCAGTAAAATCGAGTGCAGAAATAGAAGAAAGTATGCTTGCAGTAGAGAAATCATTCAATGCAACAGGTAAGGAAATGGAAACATTAACTAATGTCGCAAAGAAAATGAGTTCGAATACAGTATATAGCATTACAGAAGTTGCTGATTCAATGAATTATCTGAAATCAGCAGGCTACTCGGTAACACAAATGGAAAATTCACTGGTTACTTTAACGAATTTAGCAACAGCATCTCAAGTAGAACTTAAAGATGCAAGTGCTGATGTTGTAAAAGTATTAAGCCAATTTAATATGAGTAGTAGCGATACAAATAAGGTTGTCAATGTAATGGCAGCAACAATGTCAAAAACAAGTTTGACACTAGATGATCTAACAACAGCACTATCAATAGTTGGAAGAACATCATCAAGTGTTGGTTATTCAATCGAAGAAACTTCGGCAGCAATAGCATTACTTTCAAATGCTGGCTTTAATGCAGAAAAAAGTGGTAGTTATTTGAAATCTATACTAACACAACTTGAAACACCAACAACAGAAATGTCAAAATTGCTAGAAGAACTTGGGATATCGGTAGATAGTGTAAATCCCAAAACAAATAAACTAACTAAAATACTAGAAACATTTGCAAAAGCAGGAATTACATCAACCCAAGCAACAACCATGTTTGGAAAAGAGATAGATAGTGCGTTCATGTCATTAGTTTCTAGTGGAGCTGAGTCATTAGATAATATGACAACATCTTTGACCAATACTAACTCGGCTGAAGAAGAAGCTAAAAAACAAATGGGAACATTGTCTAATCAATTAAAGATAATCAAAGGACAATTAGCAGAAATATCAACACAATTAGGAGATATTTTGTTGCCAATACTCAAAGATTTCTTGGGTAATTGTGTAATGCCTTTAATCGATAAATTTAGCAATTTAAGTGACAACTCCAAAGAACTTATAGTTAAGATTGGAGCATTGGCAGCAGCACTTGGTCCAGTGATAATGATAATAACAAAGGTAATAAAAGGTGTATCTTCATTAAGCGGTGTATTTTCTGCGATTTGTTCTCCAGTTGGATTAGTTGTAGCAGCGATTGCCGCTCTAATAGCAATTATTGTTACATTATTTAATACAAATGAAGAATTCCGTAATAATGTGCTAGAAATATGGAACGAAATAAAAGATGGTGTATCAGCAATTATAGAAGATTTAAAAGCCTTTTGGGAACAACATGGCGAAGCAATTATGAATTCCGTCAAGAAAGTATTTAATACAATTTGGACTATTATTTCATCGGTATTTAATGCCATAGCAGATGGAGTACAAGTTTTATTCTCATATATAAAACCAATATGGGAGCAATTAAAAACATTATTTTCATCATTATGGAATGTAATAGTTGAATTGTACGAACTATTAAAACCAATTTTTGATGCAATAGGTGCAGTCGTATTAACTTGCTTTGCGGTTATAAGTGGTGCATTTGAGGGTGCCATTGCCGCTCTTGGGCCTTTTATTCAAGCAGTATTAGACGTTTTTCAAATAATTGTTGATGTAGTAGGTGCAATAGTTTCATTATTTAAAGGCGATTTCACAGGAGCATTTGACCACATAAAAAATATTGGTCAAGGATTTGCCAATTTTTTCTCTAACTTATGGCAAGGAATATTAAACTTTGGTAGAAGTTTCGTAAATGGATTTGTGAATATGTTCAACAGTATGGGAATTGATATAGTTTCAATTTTAAGTAATGTTGGAAACAAAATTGGCGATTTCTTTACAAACTTATGGCGTGGCATAACAAATACAGCAAATGACATTTGGAACGCAATAACAGGTGTATTTAGAGATATAGGTAATTGGTTTGGAAACTTATTCAAAGATGCATTTAATTGGGGTAAAAACTTGATCAACATGATAGGAAATGGTATTCGTTCAGCAGTAAATTGGGTTGGAGATGCTGTTGGCTCTGTCATAGATACAATTAAAGGTTGGCTTGGTTTCGGTTCTCCGACAGAAGAAGGTCCAGGTAGAACAAGTGATGAATGGGCGCCTAACTTAATGAAAATGTACACAGAGGGAATTGAAGCTGGCTTGCCAGATATAGAAAATGCTGTAAACGAAGTAGCAATGACATTAGCAAATATGAATGGTACTAACTACACAGGCGAAGTTCCAACGGGCGAAATAACAATCGGTGGAGATATTCTAAATGGATTACTTGCAGCAATGAACATGAGTGAAAGTGTACCAAAAGAAAGTGATAAGACAATAGAACTAAGCATAGATGGAACGGTGTTTGCTAGATTAATATATCCAGCATTGACAAGAGAATTTAAACGAAATGGAATATTGTTGAAAGAAGGGGGTTTTATTTAGTGATTTATTTTAAGATTAATTCAAAAACATTAACAAAAAACCCTTCTTCAATTACACACTCATATACAAAAGTCCAAAACCAAGATAGAACTATGGATGGCACAATGGTAGTAGATATTGTGGCTATTAAAAATGTTGTAAATGTTGAATGGAAATTCCTTGATAAAGAAGATATGCTGAAACTTAAAAATGAAATTGAGAGTGGAAATTTTGTAACGATAGATTATTGGGATACTGATACAAGCAGTGCAGAAACAATGAAAAATATAACAGTAACAGTAACATCGTTCACATTTTCTCCATATTACGATTACTCAATAAACAATATTCGCTGGAAAGATATAAAACTTTCATTTACAGAGAGGTAATATGGCATACGAAAAAGGTGTGAGAAAATTACATGGTAGAATAAAGATTTTATATCAAGATGCTGAGGCATCGTACGAAATAGAGGTTGACACTTCTGGCGACTCCAATATTTCATTTCCTAAGCAAACATATCAAGGACACATAAATCCAACAGTAAAAGCATGTACAATGGATGGCAATTCAATAATGAATGGCGAATATCAAATGATGGATATTGATGGCATTGTTGGTTGGTGGTCAAATGAGTTGAGCCAAGCAGATGGTACATTCACAAACGAGCAAACATTGACAATGGACTTTTTGAAAAGACCAATAAACAGATGGACAATAATTGGCGACAATAAATTAAATCAATATCCAGTCGATTTCGATGTGCTTATTTACGATGAAAATGGCAATTTAATGCATCAAGAAAATATTACAAACAACAATCAAGTGCAATTACAAATCCCATTTGAAACAACATTAGAAGATGTAAAACAGATAAAACTTGTAATAAGAAAGTGGAGTCAGGGGAATGCAGTTGCTAAAATTTTGCAATTCTTTGATGTGTTAGAAGAAAGTTACGAAGGCTCAGATCTTAAAAGTTTTGAAGTATCCGAGTCGATGGCAACAGATGGCGAGGGTATAAGTTATGGAATTAACTCTGATACAATGTCGGTGTGCATATACAATCGTGATAGAAGATTCGATATAGGTTATTTGAAAGACTTCTTATTATTAGATAGAAAAGTTATAGCATATATAGGAATTGAAGATGATAATGGAAAAATTGAATATACACAATTGGGTGTGTTTTATTCGGATGAGTGGTTAGTTCCACAAAAAGACCAATGGGTTACATTAAAGTGTCTTGATCGATTATTAAAGTTTCAAAAAACAACATACATAGGATATCCCTTTGAACAAAATGTCTCATTAAAAACTATTGCTACAGATATTTTGAAAAAGGCTGGGCTTGATGCCTCGGAATTTGAAATCGATGCAAAGTTAGACAATATAGTTGTCCCTTATGCATTCCTAGGGAAAAAGTCAACCTGGGATGCCTTGCAGGATGTGTGCAATGCTGGACTTTGTCGTGTTTATACAACAAGAGATAACTTAATTAAAGTGTCAGTTGAAAATTTGGATGTAGAAAATTGTGGTGTAGAAATAAAGCCAAATAGAATTTTTAACTACGAAAAACAAACTAGAAAAACTGACTTTTCAAACCACGTAGAAGTGGATTATTCGGATATAAATGCAAGTCTTACTGAATCTGTAAGGCAAGTTGTGTATTCGAATGCAATATCAATAGATGCAAAGTCAAAGAGAACTATGATTGTAGATTTTTCACAGAATGTAACAGATGCGTCGCTAACATACTTGCCATTAGATAATTTAAGGTTGAACTATTTTCAATCAAGTATAAATTGTGGCAAGTTTGAAATAGAAAATACTTCCGATAAATTAATAGTAGCAAATATTGAAATAACAGGGTTAGTAATTCAAGTGAACACACAAACAGTAGTAATTGAAGATGAAGAATCTGTGGAAAATTATGGACTTATGTCGTTCAAGCACACATCAAGCGATTTGATTCAAACATATTCAAGAGCAGTTGAAGTAGGCAATTACTTTATGAGAATTCTAAACCAAGGTAGTGGAAATATAAAGATAACCTGGAGAGGCGATCCAGCATTAATGCTAGAAGATAAATTCACTTGTGTTGATAGATATGGAGAATCAAAAGAATTTATTTGTCAATCAAATAGGTTCACATTTGATGGTGGTTTAAAACAAGAAACTAAGGCAAAAGAGGTGTAAAAATGGCAACATTAAACAATACTTGGGCAGAACCCAAGAGTGACTATCAAAGCACCGACCAAGTAACTCCTGGGATTTTTAATGAATTAGCAAAAAACGAAAAACACCTTAAAGAGATTGCTTGTGAAGTGCTCATAAGAACAACAACTAGTTCTGGAACAACTGAAACTAGAACAAACAAATTAATAATTGTAGACAATAAACCTTATATTGCAGATGCTAGTGGAAACTTAACTGAAATAAAATTGATAGCAGAAAATGCAAGTAAAGATGCAAATGGAAATATAATTTCATCAACTTATGCAACAAAAAGTGGTAGTGAAGCTTTGACCAATAAAACTTATAATGGTTATACATTGGGAGCAGCATGTGCAAAAGGTGTTGTCGATAATACAACAGCAAAAGCAATAACGACAGGGGCAAACTTGCCGACAGAAAGAAGCATTTATAATGGTTTGCCAACAATAAATGGTTCACATACTTATACAAAAGACACTAACATATATGCTCCAACTTCGCAGTTGTCAGCATCAACAGAAAAAAGATTTTTAGTTGGTTCAAGTTCTCAAACATCAATGAATACTGAAAATACAAATGCGAATTGCTATATGCAAAGCGGACATTTGTATAGCAATAACAGTAAAGTGATGAATAATGCAATGTTTGTTTTGAATGGTACAACTTTAACAATAACAACAACTTAA